TCCTCGTCCTCTTCTTTTGCTTCCCATGCCTGGCAAACTCGCAGGTTGTGGCAGACAAACTCAAACTTGGTGCAGTAGCCTCGACCACCGCCATCAGCGTCATACTCGTCCTCTGGCACAACTTCCATCATCTCCAGCTTTTCAGGGGAGTTGTTGAAGTATTCGCAGTTGCCACACATCTGCCTTCGAGCCTCTGCTGGCTTTACGCTCCACGCCCTAGCCATCATGCGATAGTAGTCAGTGTTGTCGGTGATCGTTTCCTCTGGGCCAAACTTCCAGTTCTCAATCACGTTGACTCGATTCTCTCGGTTAGTCTTCGCAGTGAATGGCTCTTCCTGCTGGATAATAATGGTCATGCCTTCTAATGGGTTCACTTGTTATCTCCTAAACGGATTGAGTGCGCTAACGATCTTCAACTGGTTGTCGATCTGTTTGCCCTGAGTATCGACCGTATCCTTCTCAATACTAGCTCCAGCCTGTTGAGCTTTGATCTGGGTGTTCATGCGCTGAGTCTGTGCGTTGAATGTTTCCAGTTGCAGTGCAGCCTGATCAGCCTGATTACTGAGTTGCATTTTCTGCGCCTCAAGTTGAATCTTGGCGGTTTCCAGTTGCAGCCTTTGAACCTCAACTTGCGCTTGCATCTGCTGTGCTTGCGCCTTAGCCATCTCAGCCTGAGCCAGTACCATTGCCGGGTGCTGCTCCTGACCCTGTGCGCTCTGCTGTAGCTGCGCGATCTCTTCCTCAGTCATCTGGGACTGCGGTATCAGACCCTGTGACATCATCTGGAGACGCTTACGCTCACCAATCTGGGTAGCTGCACTTGTTGGGATAGCGTTAAGCAGGATGTCGCCGGCCATGCCAATGATTGACGGATCGACCTTCGCAATCTCAATGATAGTCTCAATCGTTTCTTGCTGACGGTTGCGGAAAGATGCGCCAGCTCGACAGGTAACACTGTACTGACCCTTTGTTAGATCGTTCAGCGTAATAATCTCACCTGTCTGGTTGTCAATGACCGGCTCGTTTAGAACCTGCATCTCAGTGCTGCCGTCCTCATAGAGCAGCCTGACCGTTCTCTGCGCGTCATAAACCTTCGGGATAGCCTTAACTAACAGGTCACCAGTGGCCGCAATAGCAGACTCAAGCGCCCTGAAGTATTTGATTGTGCCGTTGTCGCCCTTGCTCTGTAGGCGCTCGATTGCCACGCCTGATTGTAGGCCAGGGTTATCGCCCATGTTCGCAGCAAACATGCCAGCAGTCTGACCAATGATCTGACGCATTGACTCGCTGATCGTGCGTAGGCCTGGGTTAACTTGTGCGCCACCCTGCTGCTGTGGTGCGCCTGGCATCTCTGGATCGTTGTTGTAGAACTGCACTGGATCAGAGTTGGTGTTAAGTGTAGCCAGTGTGTCTTCATGCCCAGCAGCCTGCGTAAGCGTCATCCAGTATTTAGCTCTTGGAGCTAATGCGCCTTCCTCGATCTCTCTGGATAGGCTGTAGTTCAACACACGCTGGGGATCAAGTAACTTTTCAACAACACCCCAATAGATGGTCTTGTTTTCAACAATTTTGAAGTTGCCGTAAACAGGGATGATTGGGATGCGATCAAAAATGGTTTCTTCTTTCTCTTCTAGCCAGTCGGTCTGATCAAAGAAGTGCGAACAGACAACAGTCTTATAAGCCTCACGCCGTCTAACCTCTTCGATACCCAGTGCTGCTAGCTCGTCCTTGACCTTTTCAAAGTCATCGTCAATAGAGTAGACAGCGCCATTGCTCATCAGCACAAGCTCACATGCCTGCTGTTCAGTGTAGAAGAGCTGCCCTACAACGATGACCTCAGCCTTGTCGTAGTATGCATCGCCCTCTCTATCAATGGACACGGATGCCTGAGAGCCTTCTGGGTATCGCTTCATGTATTCGTTAGCTGACATAGCATGAAGCAGGAAACCGTACTGAGCGTCAGACTTGTCTTGCAGGTAGGCAGCAGGGTCAAACCATACGCGATCAATGAAGTTAGCCACCGGCTCGATTACTAGGTCTTGGTCAAACGATTGTGGGTCAGTGTACTTGTGCGACACCATCCAGCCATCGTAGCCAGCCGTTGCCATGCCGCGACCAGCGTTAATGTAGATGTCCTTGGCTCGACTCATGGCTTCAATGTTTCTAACCAGACCATCAATGACCATTGCCGTTTCTTTGGATGCTGGGCCAGACATTGGGCTGACCTTGATGTCAAAGTCTGCCTGCTCAATCTCAGCAGTCACCTGATCGACAATAGGGTTGACCATGTCAAAGGTGTATCTTGGCTTGCCGACATTGTTCGTCCACCAGTAGGGTTCCCACTGTCCATCGCGCTTATCGCAGAACAGGTTGGCCTCACGCGCTTTCTCACGGTTATCGTGATCAGCCTCCTGTGCAGCAGAGAGTAGATTCAGGACTGTTTGATGACTATTAAAGTCGATCTGGTAATCAGTCTCTGTGTATTTAGCCATCATGACCACCCTTTAAATTTGATCGTTGCGACCTTCTCCAGCTTAGGCTTAGGTCGGTACATTGACATCATTAATGCATCGCCCATGTTGGGTGACGGTATCTCGTATGGCTTCTTCGCCATCTCAATTTTGCTCATGATCTGTATTTTACCACTATTTGTACGTTTTAGCGGTATCCGACACACTTCTGAGCGTAGCTGATCGAGTTTCTCAATACTCGATGACAGTGAGATCATCTCATCTGGATTGATGTACTCACCCTTGCTGACAGCCCTGTGCGTTGCCTCAAACCTGTCTCTGAGCCTCCAGTAATACTGTGCGCGTTTGTTGGCAAAGGTCTCGCGGTTGCTCTTGGCTCTCTGGCTACCACCATCTGAATACGGTTGGTCAGCGTCCTCTGGTGACTCTGATCCCTTGTACATGACGTAATCTATTTTCTTGTTTTCCAGTGCTGCATCAACTTGTCGTTTGAGCGATACACCTAATCCATCACAGTCCCAGACAAAGTAGTCAGCACGATCATTGAGTGCTAAGTCTAACGCCCAGTCCATGCCATCAGCAGACTCGCCTGTAACCTTCTCAGTGACGTTTAGAACCACGTTGCCATGTCTGACTGCGTAACCCTTCGAGTCGCCACCAGTGTCGCTAGGATCGTGACTGGCAATGATTGCGCCCTCGGCCTTCCAGCCCAGCTTGATGTGAGCATCAATAGCAGACTCAAACCAGTCAACAGGAATGATGGTGTCCTCAACCTCATCATAAAATTCACCAAGCCAGATGTGCCTGTATAAAGCTGTCGTCAGGTTTGCCTGATCGTATGCTCTCTCTTGCTCAAGCACTGCTGGGAAGAATGGATTGTCGTTAAAGTTTATCCAGATGATTAGGTGCATGTCATCTTCGTAATAACCTTCTGACCTTAGTTGCTTCTCAAACGGCTTGATGAACCGCTGGCTAAACGGGTCGGCTATTGATCTTGGGTTAGCAGTCATCCAGATTTCAGAGTCTTCTACCCGCAGCGTTGGCGTTAAAGCCTTGAGACTGTCAGAGCTAATGGTCTGAGCCTCTTCAACCCAGAACCGCTTGAAGCCATACATTGACTTGATGCCTTCAGGGTTCCTTGCCAATCCTCTGAACTTAAATACATCCTCACCGCCATACTGTATAGCGTTAGCCTGGACGTTGAAGCCTTGCAGCCCTAGGCGCTCAATCTCTCCGCTTAGAAGAGAGAGTACCGAGTCATCCATTGTTACTTGGTATTCGCGGAAGCAGGCTGTCTTGATGCCCTTAGTCTGGGCATCCATTAGGCAGATGTCGCCAACCGATTGGCTTTTGCCTGAGCCTCTTCCACCTATGAGAATCTTGAACCGCTTAGGCTTGTTGATCAGAGGTAGAAGTTTACTTGGCAGTGTCATTTCGGGCATCGACAACCCTCACTGTCCACTCGGTTTTGATGGCTCCACCGTCTGCGCCTGTTAGCTCTTGCTCTGTCTTGTCCTTCCATCCAAAGTTGTTCTTTAGACTAAAGATTGACCCGACTGGTGACTGCTGGTGTAGCCTTTTCTCTAAGAACATTTCGACTCTTTGCTTGGCTCTTTTTATAGTCGCATAAAACTCTTCGTTCTCTCCGTACCTTCTGAGAGATTCTGTATTCATATCAAGATGATACGCTAGTCCTGAGATTAGCGGAGGATTGTCGTCATCACAGGCTGCAAAGTAGCTGTCTATTTTAGCCTGCATCTCTTCGACTGATTTGAACTTTAATGGTCTGCCGCCTGGCATTACTCGTACCGCGCTGCTTTTGGCTTGGACTTCTTTGCCACGCTCAGGGCTATTGCAACAGCCTGCTTCTGTGGCTTGCCAGCAGCCATCTCTGTCTTGATGTTCTTGCTGACCGTTTTCTTTCCGTAACCCTTCTTCATTGGCATACATTACCCCTATTAAAAAACGCCCCATGTTTCAGGGGCGATAAAGGAACCACACACACAACAGGATATGCCAGTCGGATTCTGGCTTCTTAAGTATCTACTAATCTGTGCCTTAAATCCACTATCCAAATAAATGTGTAATATTTGAAATAAAGTGTTGCACTGCAATACAGTCATGCTATTCTACTCACATCGGCGGCATCCAGCGGCCAGAGGATAAGAAAATGGAAATAGGAATGACAGCTTTTGACAAGTCTTACATAGTTGACCGTATTGCGGCTGAACTTGACGCTTGGATTGGTCACCTTGATTACTTCTCAACCGTTAACGGCGGTAGCCCTGATCGAAAGCAGGTCGCTATCTGCGAGGCAAAAATTGCAGAGCTTAATGCTGATCTTGAAAAATACAGCTTTTAATCAATTAAGGCCACGGACGG